GCGACCGAAGAGGGCCAGGCGGGCAACACGTACGACAACGTGACCACGATGCTCGACCACGCGGCCGAGCAGCACCCCGACGTGTTCGGCGGCATCGACCTCGGTCGCAACGCGCAGACGTCGACGCGTGTGATCCTCGGCAACTCCGGGGAGATTCGACCGTCGACCGCGAGCTCGGCCGCGAAGGATGGCGGCAAGGAGACGTTCTGCGTCGGTGACGAGATCCACCTGTACGTGCTGCCCGAGCTGCGCTCGATGCACCGCACGGTGTCCCGCAACCTGGTGAAGCGCAAGATCGCCGAGCCGTGGATGTTCGACACCACGACGTCGTACCGGCCCGGGCAACGCTCGATCGCCGAGACCGCACACGAGACCGCCCAGAAGATCATGGACGGCCGGATGAAGGCAGCGGTGGGGTTCTACTGGAACCACCGCGAAGGCCTTCCGGTCGAGAAGTGGGACAACGACGCCCAGGTCCTCGCCTCGTTGCGCGAGGCGTACGGCGAGGCGTCGGAGTGGCACGACCTCGACCGGATGCTCGCTGAGGAGATCCGCAACCCGGAGGCCGACGAGGCCGACTCGCGGCGGTACTTCCTCAACCAGGTGCACAACCCCGAAGACCAGTGGATGCCGAAGCACGTCTGGACGGAGCGGGAGCTCGTCGAGCAGATCGCCGCCGGTGACGCCGTGGCGCTCGGGTTCGACGGCGCGCAGTACGAGGACTCCACGGTGCTCGTCGCGTGCAGGATGAGCGACGGGCACCTGCAGGCGCTCGGGAAGTGGGAGAAGCCCCGCGGTCCGGAGGGCCAGGGGTGGGAGACGCCACGTGGCAAGGTGCGCGCAGCGGTGCGCGAGGCGTTCGAACGGTTCGACGTCGCCCGCATGTACTGCGACCCGCGCGAGTGGCGCTCCGAGATCGACGAGTGGCGCGGCACCTACGGCGACCGTGTCGTCCTCGAGTTCGACACCAACCGACCGAAGCAGATGTCGGAGGCGCTCGAACGGTTCCACACGGCGGCGGTCACCGACCAGCTCTCGCACGATCCGTCGGGCGAGCTCGGCGCAGTGCTCACCACGCACGTGCTCAACGCCCGGAAGACGTACTCGGTGCGCGGCGGATACCTGCAGATCCGCAAGCCGGTCGTCAACGGCAAAGAGAAGATCGACGCGGCCGTGTCCGCAGTGCTCGCAACCGAGGCCCGCGGCGACGCGATGGCGCACGGCTGGGAGTCCACCGCGGTCGACATCACCGCCAGCATCTACTGAGGAGCGCGCGATGACGAACGAACTCCTCACGACCCTCGCCGAAGTGTTCGGCATGATCCTGATCGCGGCCGGCTTCGCCTGGTTCTCGCTCGGTCTCGGCCTGATCGCGGCTGGATGTGGCCTGATCGCGGTCGGCTACCTCGCCGCACGGCCCGTTACACCGGCCGGTGGTGACGACCAGTGAGCCTGCTGCGCAAGGCGGTCCGCGAACAGCGCGCGACGACTCTCGCCGCGACGCTCACCGCGCTCGGTCTCGACACCCGCGCCGGCGGGAAGAGCACCCTCAACGTGTCGAACGATCGGGCCCTGCGCATGTCCGCAACCTGGGCGTGCGTCAACCTGACCGCGAACACGGTCGCCGGCATTGACTTCGCCGCGTACCGCAAGACCAACGACAACCCGACCCGGCTGCCGTCGCAGCCGAAGATCCTCACCGACCCGTCCCCGTCCCCGTCGGTCACCGCGGTCGACTGGAAGCGCCAGATCGTGGCGTCGTGGCTCAAGGACGGCAACGCGTTCGGCGAGGTCGTCGAGATCGGTCGCAACGGGTGGCCCGACCGTGTCGAGACCATCGACCCGTGCCGCATCACGTACCGCGAACACGACGGCATGGTCGAGTGGCGCCTCGACAACAAGGACATCAAGGCCTGGCCGCTCGGCCCGCTGTGGCACGCGCCCGGCCTCGTCATGGCCGGCTGTCCGATCGGCCTGTCGGTCATCGAGTACGCCCGCCTCACGATCGCGCTCGGTGCCGCCGCCGAGGAGTTCGGCGCCGACTGGTTCAAGGACGGCGCGCACCCGTCTGCGTTGCTGAAGAGTGACCAGGTCGTCGACAGCGACGCAGCGAAGACGGCGAAGGATCGGTTCATCGCCGCTGTGTCCGGCCGGGAGCCGGACGTGCTCGGCAAGGGCCTCGAGTACCAGCCGATCCAGACCACGGCGAACGAGTCGCAGTTCCTCGACACGATCAAGGCGAATACCGAGGACATCGCCCGGTTCTTCTTCCCGTCGTTCGTGCTCAACGTCGGCAATGCGCAGATCACCTACCAGAACGTCGAGCAGCGGTCGTTGAACCTGCTCACGTTCGACCTCGACCCGTGGATCGTGAAGCTCGAACACGCTCTCGGTGGTCTCCTGCCGGGCGGCGCGACCGGCCAGTACGTGCAGGCCCACCGTGCGCAGCTGCTCCGCACCGACGCGAAGACCCGCTGGGAGATCAACCGCATCAAGTTGCTGCTCGGCACGAACAACCGCAACGAGGTCCGACGCGACGAAGGCGAAGGACCGATCGCCGGGGGGGACGAGTACCTGTGGCCGCCCGCTGCGTCAGCGGGCTCGGCGACCTCCAACGGCTGAGGAGTCAGCAATGGACCGCACCGACATTCTCGGGATCGAAGCGTCACGCACGTTCCGAGTCATCACGCAGACCCTCGAGCTGCGTGCCGACCCGGTCGACCCGAACACCGTCACCTGGCGCGGGTACGCCTCGGTCACCGGCCACGCCTACCCGATTTGGGGCGGCGAGTGGCCCGGCTGGATGGAGACCGTCGCGCCCGGCGCGTTCAAGAAGACCCTCGCCGAAGGTCCCGACGTCCCGTTCCTCGTCAACCACGGCGGCATGACCCTCGCGCGCACGAAGTCCGGCACCATGGACCTCACCGAGGACAGCACCGGCCTGTTCGTCGAAGCTCGCCTCGACCTGCGGATGCAGCCCGCGAACGACCTGTTCATCGCCTCACAGCGCGGCGACATCAACGAGATGTCGTTCGCGTTCCGCGTCGTGCAGGACGAATGGTTCGACGAGAACGGCGACCCGTGCGGCTCGTGGGACGGCGTGCAGCGCAACATCACCGAGGTCAACATCAACAAGGGCGACGTGTCCGCCGTCAACTACGGCGCCAACGACGCCACGACCGGCGAGTTCAACGCACTCGACCGCGCCTTCGCCGAACTGCGTGCCGGCCGTCCCCTCGACGGGGACCTGGCCGCCGTGGTCCGCAACATCGTCGACGGCACCCGCCGCGACGTCACCCACGAGCCCGAACCCGAGCCGGAGCCGACCAGCTACCCGCTCGACCTCGCGCTCGCCCGCGCCGCCGCCGCCAAGGCCCGACGCCACTGATCCACCCTCCGAGCCGGAGCCGGGAGCCGGAGCCCACGGTCACGGGCCACCACTCCGCCTGCGCCACCACTCGACCCGCACACCCCATCATCCCGTTCTCCCGCACCCGGAGGTGCACCCCATGAAGCTGTCCGACACCCTGCGCGCCCAGAAGGACGCGCTCAACACCCAGCGCGCCGTGCTCCAGGCCGAGCTCGACGCCGTCACCGCCGCCCCGCAGGCCGAGGGCCGCGGCCTCACCCCCGACGAGACCGTGAAGCTCGACGCCGCCCTCGAGGCGCTCCGCGCGCACGACGCCCTCACCGACGAGCTCGACGAGCGCATCACCAAGGTGCTCGACGCCGAGGCCCGCGAGGACGCCGCCCGCGCGTCGCAGACCACCCTCACCGGCCTCGCCGTGCAGAACCCCGAGTTCACGACCGTCGGCGCCGAGGAGCGCACCTACAGCCGCCGCGGTGACCGCGACGGCACGGGCTTCTTCTCCGACATCTTCCGCGCCCAGTTCATGGGCGACGGGCAGGCGCAGCAGCGCCTCGCCCGCCACATGCAGGAGGAGCGGGTCGAGCGCGGGCCCGAGTTCGAGGAGCGCGCCGTCGGCACCAGCGCGTTCGCCGGCCTCACCGTCCCGCAGTACCTGGTCGACCTGGTCGCCCCGAACGCGAAGGCCGGCCGGCCGTTCGCCGACGCGTGCAACCACCACGACCTGCCCGCGTCCGGCATGACGGTCAACATCTCGAAGATCACGACCGGCTCCAGCGTGACCGTGCAGCCCTCGGAGAACTCGGCCGCGTCCGAGACCAACATGGACGACACGCTCCTCACCGTCAGCGTGCAGACCGCGTCCGGTCAGCAGACCGCGTCGCGTCAGGCGCTCGAGCGGGGCAGCGGCGTCGAGAGCACCCTCCTCGACGACCTCGCCCGCGCGCACGCCACCACGATCGACTCGACGCTGCTGAACCAGGCCACCAACGGCCTCACCAACGTCGCGACGTCCGTGGCGTACACCGACGCGTCGCCGACCGCGGCCGAGCTGTACCCGAAGGTGCTGCAGGCCCACTCGGCGGCCGAGGCCGTGTACCTCGGCATGGCGTCCGTCGACCTCGCCGTGATGCACTCGCGGCGCTGGTACTGGATGCAGTCGCAGGTGTCGAGCTCGTGGCCGTTCATCGGCCAGCCCGGCTACCCGACGCAGGCCGGCGGCATGAACCTCGCCGAGACGTACGGCTCGGGCGTCCGCGGCATCCTCCCGAACGGCACCGCCGTGATCGTCGACAACAACATCGCGACGAACCTCGGCGCCGGCACCAACGAGGACGAGATCTACGTGGTCTCGTCGCAGGAGTGCCACCTCTGGGAGGACCCGAACGCGCCGCTGTTCATCCGTGCGGAGCAGCCCGCCGCGGCCAGCCTCGGCGTGCTGTTCGTCGTGTACTCGTACTTCGCGTACACGTTCGCCCGCTACTCGTCGGGTCCGCAGAAGATCGGCGGCACCGGCCTCGTGACGCCGACCTTCTAGGCCGGCTGATCCCACAGCGTGAGGGGCGCGGGTCTCCCCCCGACCCGCGCCCCTCGCTGCACCACCCCTCGGCGTGTCCTTTCCGCCGGAAACCCCGTCCCAGGAGGACCCGATGGCCCGCAACACCGCCGCCGCGCCGGCACTCACCGACAGCGAACGCGCCAAGCTCGAGAACTACCTCGGCGCGTTGGAGACCGAGAAGGTCGGCTACCAGACCCGCGAGCTGCCCGACCGCGTGAAGCAGGTCGACGTCGAGATCGCCCGCGTCCGCAAGCAGCTCGGCGCGAAGGCCGCCAAGGTCGAGACCGCGACCGGCAGCGACAGCACCGGCGAGCTCGAGACCGCCTAACCCGTCGTGGCCTACCTGACCGCCGCTGCGCTCCTCGAGTCGGTGCCGGCCCTCGCGAAGAACAACATCGACGACGTCGTGCTCGACGACCTTGTCGCCGAGTTCGCCGCGATCGCCGAGGCGTACCGCGGCGTCGCGTACGAGCCGCGCACGGTCACCGACGAGACGCACTTCATCTCGCACGACGCCTCGGTCCTGCAACTGAACCATGCGGTCATCCGGTCGATCACGACCCTCGCGATCGACGACAGGACGATCGCGTCGGGTAGCTACTACCTGAACGCCAGGGCCGGACTCCTGCGCATGCCGTTCGTCGAGAACACCACCGTCACCGTGTCGTACACGCACGGCCAGGACGCCCCCGACGAGCGAGTGCTGCGCGCTTGCCGCCTCTACGTGCGGTCCTGCGCGTTGACGGATCAGTCCGGCGTGCCGCGCGACGTGATCGCCCAGTCGTTCGGGGATGGCGGCTACACGCGGTTCTCCACTCCGGACTGGGAGGCTGGCCGTCCGACCGGTTGGCTCGAGGTCGACCGGCTGCTGAACGGCCTGCCTGACTACCGGGCGAACTGCGGCTGATGGCCGACACCACAATCCGCTGGACGTGCGTGCAACGCACCCTCGACCTGGCCCGCGAACGCCCCGAGCTCGCCGGCGTCACTGTAACGGGCGTCTATCCCGGTGACGATCGTGGGACGGAGCTCGTCTATGTCGGGGACCTGACTGGCGACCTGAACGTGCCCCTGACCCGCAGCGCGAGCCAGCGTGTCATCTACGACGACGAGTTCGACATCACCTGGGTCGTCGAGGTTCGTTCCAACGGTCTGACCGCCGACCAGGTGATGGCTCGCGCCGACGAGATCATCGGAGTACTCCAGGACGTCATCGCCAACGACGCGCAGCTCGACACTCTCGACGGCGTGGTCTCGTCACGGCTCACCCGCCAGGAGGGCCCGACCGGCGCGGAGATCCGCGGTGCAGGTGTGATCGCCATCGCACACCTCGTCCAACACATCCACTCCCGACTGCAGTAGGAGCACCCGATGCAGGTGATCGCCCCCACCGACCTCTCCTGGGTCACCGTGCTCGGCCGCCCCGTCAACGCCGGCGAGGTCGTCGATGTCGACGAAGAGGTCGTCGAGGCCCTGCTCGAGCAGGGATGGAAGCAGGCGAAGAAGTCAGCGACCAACAAGCACGCGCCGACCGAGGCGCCGAATGAGGAGCCCCGAGCATGACGCAGAAGAGCGGCCTCGCCGCCCAGATCGCCTACGTCGCCGAGTCGACCGTCGGCGTCGCGAACACCACCAGCATGGTGTTCCTGCCGCTGATGAAGGACGAGCTCGACTACTCGTGGGAGCCGCTCGAATCCGAGGGCATCATCGCCGGCCGTGAGGTCCTCACCTCGGACCAGTGGGCGCCCGGGCCGATCAAGGCCGGCGGCGCCGTCGGGTTCGAGCTGTACAACAAGAACATGCGCGGCCTGTGGAAGGCGTGCATGGGCACCGAGTCCGGGTCGGGCCCGTACACGTACACGCCTGGCGATCTGACGGGCGCGTCGCTCACGATCCAGGAAGGCGTCCCCGACGGTGCGGGGACGGTGCAGCCGTTCACGTTCGTGGGCTGCAAGGTCAACGAGTGGGAGCTCGCCTGGGAGGAAGGCAAGATCGCCACGCTCGGCCTCGACATCGTCGCGATGAACTGCTGGGACTACCGGCAGACCTCCGCCGACGGCAACACCACCAACAGCAGCGCGTCGATCACGTCGGCCACCGCGATCTTCGGGCCCGACGACGTCGGCAAGCCGATCTCGGGTACGAACATCCCGGCGAACACCACGATCCTGTCGGTGCAGTCGTCGACCGCGGCGACGATGAGCGCGAACGCGACGGGCACCGCGTCGAACACCGTGTTCTCGATCGGTGTCGCGCTCGCGTCCGCGTCGTACAGCCCCGGGCTCACGACCCTGCACTACGACCAGGTCACCGTGACGCTCGGCGGGTCGGCGTTCAAGGTGAAGTCCGGGTCGATCAAGGGGTCGAACAACATCGTCGACCGGCGGTTCTCCGGGCAGCGCACCACCGACGAACCGCGCGGCAACGCGAAGAAGGAGTACACGGGGACGCTGTCCACCGAGTTCTTCGACACGGACGCCTACAAGCGGTTCGCCCGTGGGCTCGAAGGCGCGCTGGTCATCACCGCGTCGAACGGCACCAACTCGGTGGCACTCACCGCGAACATCCGGTACGACGCGAACAAGCCGAAGGTCAACGGCGAGGACATCGTGCCGCAGGACATCCCGTTCAAGTGCGTCGGCTCGTCCACCGACGCCTCGGCGTTGACTGTGGTCGTGTCGACGGCCTG